GGTATACCGTATAGCTTTAGTAAGGATGTTACTTTTCAAAAGACTAGCAATGGTAGAGAGGAATTATCTACTTTGTTTAACTCCACGTTATTATATCAAGGATCATTTTTAGAGTTTCCTATTTATTTGGCAACAGGTCAACCCTTTGAACAGTTTTCTATTACCACAGTAGGTACAGATGCTACATCCGATATTGTTGATCATACTAATATCTATGTTTATGTATTAGATAAAAACGGACAGTGGTCACAATGGAATAGAGTTAATAGCTTATATCTAGAAGGACCTACAAGTAAGAGTTTTGAATGTAGATTCAATGAAAACCAACGCTATGTAATTAAATTTGGAAATAACGTTACAGGTCTACAGCTAGACCCAGGCAATGCAGTTGCCGTTTACTATTTAAAATCCAATGGTGCTGCCGGTGAAATAGGACCTGGTGACTTGGATGGTAACAGACTTTTTCTATATAACTCTCAACAATACAATACAATTGTAAGAGGTGCCCAAACAACTCTAACATATTTAAATCAAAATCAAGCCGCCGGAATTGAGTTTACTAATACCCTGCCAAGTAGTTTGTTTGGTAACCTAGAGGATGTAACTAGTTTACGTAATAATGCAGCTAATACCTTTAAAACACAATACAGGCTGGTGACGACACAGGACTATGAGACGTATATAAAAACTAATTATGGTAATGTTGTGCAAGATCTTAAAGTTGTTAATAATTGGGAATATACTGCTCAATATTTAAAATATTTTTATGATATAGGATTAAAAACACCTAACCAAGATAGTAGGGTTTTATTCAATCAAGTTAATTTTGCCGATAGTTGTGACTTCAACAATGTCTATGTATTTGTTGTACCAAGGATCCAGAATACTAATTCTATTCAAATAAATAGTAATTTCTTAGGAGCTGGGTTAAAGAGTTTAATTATTGATGGAATTCAGGGGGTAAAAATGACAACCACAGAAGTGGTAGTAGTTGACCCTGTATATGTTGGCGTGGGTATAGGGGTAGGTAGTAATAATGAAATTAATTCTAAATTACTCACCCCAGACCTAATAAATGAAACCTCTCTGGTCGTAGTGCGGTCAGCAGATAGCAGGTATAGTGAAATAGAGGTGAAGGAACAAGTTACCAATATTATTAAGCAGTATTTTAATCTTGCTAATACTACACTAGGGCAACAAATAAATCTAGATCAAATTACCTCCAAAATATTAGCCATTGACGGTGTTGAATCGTTTACCTGTCGGCGTACAGTAAACAATCAAGAAATAGTACGTCCGGGGTTAAGCCTCTTGATGTTTAATCCGGTTTATAGTAATCCCGGAGAAGATATAGAAATTCTTGATCAATCTAAAAATTTACCTTTCTTTAAAATACCATATTATTATAACCCAGATACGTTAATTAACCAAATACAAGTTAGTACTACAGCCGAAATTACAGTTGGTGTAAGGGAGTACTAATATGATACCGTTAACTGCGGTAAGAATACGGGTAACAGTATTTGATGATCCTACAGCCGGTACTTCTTATTATAGCTATACACTACCTACTACACCCTTTTATCTTAAAACGTTTTGGATTGACTCAACTCAACAAGCAAAATATAGTCAGTATGATATAATCTGGGACTTAGGGGACGGTACAATTAAGAGAGGGTTAAGCGCTTTGCATTATTATAAAGCACCAGGCATTTATAATGTAACAGCTACCTTTATAGATGGCAATGGTAATAGTGCTTTTTCTTCACAATCGGTAGATTTAACAACCGTTTCATTGACGGCTTATAATGCAGTGCCTGATATATTAGTTTTAAATTCATTTACAGATAGTATAACAGCTGCCTACTTACTCCCCGCGGGTAAACAAAGCAAACCTGTAACCTTAAGACAATATAATAGCTGGCAGAGTGTTAACAACAAAGGCAGTACTGTTTATCTGTATGCAAGTGGGAGCAAAAGCGATTTCTTAAGTCTATCTTCTTATTACACAAACAAATGGGCCCATCTTCGTGCATACTTTGGATTTTTAGAGACATCATTAAATTCGGCAGGTGCGTTGACCACCAAATATGTTGACCGAGTGACACTTACTAATACAGTTAGTGTTTTTGCAGAGAAATACCAAATTCCTTATACATGGGATGTAGGGTTAAATTTTTATAGCTATAAAAAAGAAAATACTGTATTTGCAGGAATTTCGAGTACTAATGATTCAAATCGCATTTTGCGGTTTGTTGATCAGCGTGTAATCCCCCCAGTTAGTAGTTCTGAAATTATTATTTTTGCGCAACCAGATAGTACTCAATATTCAGATTCCTTTATTATTAATAATAATCTATACCCATACGTTCAATATCCTCTTTACGGGGTGCTTAATGTACCGTACAAAGCGCAAAAAATTTATTCTACTTATAACTCTCCAGAAAGTATAATTATATCAAGTAATGGCATAACTGTTGAAGGTGATCTGCAGAATAAAGGACCACTTTCAGCCCAGCTAATTAATGCTTTCTCTATATACCCAGTTAAATGGACTAAAACGGAAATACCATTTGTAATTACCTTAAAAGATAGTGAGAACTATACTACAAAATGTTTAGGTCCAATTTCAGGGTTTAATAAAACAACTTCTCTACCTACTCTTAATAATACAGTTAATATTTCGCTTCATCAATATATAGATACAGGCACATCTACTATTAGTACAAAAGAAGTTTCTAATTATACTATCATACAAAACCCTACAGCCCCTCAATTAATAAACAGTGGGGGGTATTTTTGTGGTAGCTTATATGTACCTTCCGAGACAAGATACGCGGTTTTATGCGCCTCTGCATTAATAACAACATTAACTGGTACTAAAACGATTTTTGGTACAAGCAATCTTTTTGATATTATAGATCGTTCGCCTATTATTAATAAAATAAATGAAAATTATGATCAAACTGCTACGTACAAGAGCTATATTCTTCAAGAAAGCCTATTTGACAACCCTATATTATTAGATTCCTTTATTGGTCAAATAGTCGGTAATATTAATAGTCTTCCAGAAACTCTAGGAAAGACTGTTTATGAAAAAATTGCTAATTTTGTTAGCAATAGATCAGATCCAGACGCATGCAATTTAGATGCTCTAGACTCGCTATTTGAACAGTATGGTCTTTCTTTAAATAAGTTTGTTACAAAGTACCCAGCTGGGCTTAAGCGGGTCATGGATTTACTTAGCATAAACCAGAGATATCTCTTTGGCACACCCAATAAATTTAATAGAAATTTTGGACTTAGTGCTTATGGTTATGAGTTAGGTAAAAATCTTGGAGAGGAAATTTCAATAGCTACCGGTACTTTTATCGTGGGGGAACCCATAGTAGCATATGAGAAATTTTCTGAAATTTATACACTAATTAACCAAACCCTTATTCCTACCACTGCAGGTATTGTGCCTATTTCTGGCCAACCCTATTCTCTAAGTGGTATTAATTATGATTGGGGATGGGGGCTGATTACTGGTAACCGGTCGCAATCGGGGACAGAGCTTTCAGACTATTATAAATTTTATCGGTATAAAAATTATACCCCAGAAACACCTTTAGATAATATTATTGATTTTGACAACGAACAGACCACCATAACTCAAACAGAGAGCGGTTATTTTGATTGGATTAAATACGGTGGAACAATGGATAAAGTTATTAGCCGTGCTCTGTATGAAGGGTTTAAACTATATAAATGAATTTAAGTCTATACAGTTTTAATAAAAGTATTTTAAATGATAGCCCCTCAGCTATAGATTCTACAGCACCGGTTACTTTTCTTACATGGTTTAGTCAAAAAAATTTAACTAGCTTTGATCCAATACTACAGTTCGATCAATATAAAAATTACGTAATTGAATGGGGTAAGAAGAAGGGTAGAAATACCAAGCAATCTACTGATTTAGTTCGAGATAGCTATATACAGCTATTACGAGAAATTATAATTGATTATTCTACAGAAGAAGAACGCAGGTTTATTGTTAATGCAGACTTTAATAACACCTATGACCTAGATGTTATTTTACCGTTTTTTATACAGAAGTTAAAAGCTATATGTTTATTTTATGTTGAGAAAAGACAGGAACTACCTACAGCATCTATTCAGCATAATTTACGAGGTAGCAACTTAGGTATAGAAAATTTAGTCAAAAAATTAATTTTTGATTCTGCTCGGGTTAATATTGTACAGCAAACCTCAGAAGTCTGTATATTTCCCCCAGTATCAGCAATTGCAAAAGATTTAAGTGTGTATATAGAAGAATTATATGATCAAACTGACAATTATTTTAATTTAAATGAAGATCCTAATAATTTTATTAGTCAGACTACTCAACGGGCATTATTAAGCTCTACTAATATTAATTTAGTTAATTCTAAATTTTATCTTGATTTTAAGGGTGCTATTATTGATGCTATTCGTGAATACAGTTTTTATTTGACTAGCTTGGGTACAAATAATTTTTCTATAAATCCTGAGCTTGATGGCAGCGAATTATATTATCTAAAAAGTAGAGATTTTATCTCCTATTTAAGTGGAGGTCAAGATCAATTAAAAATTAATTTACTAAAAACATTAGCTCCTAAATATATCGGTACTGATTTTCATTTTTTAAGTACAGGTACAACTGCAACTAATTTTGTTTCTGGTATTTTATTCAAAGCACAGCAACCTACATTAAACATTCTTAATAAGCAGTACCCCACAGTAGCCACAGTTCAAAATTTAAATTCTTTATTTAGTGATTATGAAATTGGACGTTTTTTTGTACCTCAACATCAAGGTCTTTTAATTCACAATACCCCGTACAAGACTTATGAAATCGACACATCGAAATTATCTCCTAATACTGTTTACGCATACCCTGACCCCGATATAATTGGCAATACATCATGGAATAATGATGTTGAAAATGAATTTGCCCCGGTACTCTATAAAATTGATTTAACGTGGAATAAGATATCCCGGGCCAATCAATACGCTTTTGGTGATGTGTTGTCGAATAGTTATAATCAGCTATATTATAGCTATCAAAGTCAGTCTCAGGACCAACAAAAAGATATCACCGGGTTAACACGTTCGTACGATAATGTTCAGTTCTGGGATAATAAAACTGGAGAAATCTGGGAAAATAGCGATTTATGGCCTGGCTTAAATCAGTTAGAAACATTTACTTTAGATGAAAGACAGTATTCAATTTTATCAAATGACTTAACTCCTGTATATCGTAAAACTGATATCTTTGGCAATGAGTATGGTTTATTGAAGAGGGTATATCCTCTTAAGACCCAGACAATTAATAACTCTCTTACAGGTACTAATACAGTAACTATAGGATCGCAATTTACAGAAGAAAGTGTTTTTAGTAAAAAATATGAAGTGCCTGGTACATTAATTATTCGAGATGTTTATACCAATAAAATATTACCTGCAAGCGCCTCTTTAAGTGCAATATTTGTAAAGTATCCCGACTTTATTAGAACAGAATTAGATGCGGGTATATATTACTTCAGTCTATACAACAATGTAATAATTATAGAAACAGAAAATTATCTGTTGGTAGATTCAATTAATTATGATTTTGATGTATATAAAATAGTTTCAACCCCTACACCTGGTAATTACTTTAAAAAATATACATATAATTCGAAATTAGAGAAATTTATCGGTGAATGGTATGTAGAAGCAGATAAAACGCTTTATTTTGCATTTACAAAATTATTACCAGCTCTTTCAGCGACTAACTTTAAATCAGTTTATCCTTATATTATAAAAACTAAAACAGATGCTTTTAATTTTGTAGATATATTTCCTGAACCAGGTACTGATCTTTCGAAAATTTATTCATTAAGCGCCGGTCTAGAAACACCCCCACAACACAATTGGTTTAAAATAGATGGTGGTAGTTTCTATAGAAACGAAAAAAATAATATTATTAATATTGGATATATTGCTAAAAATCTTAACGATATTCCTTTCTTTGTAACTGAACAATTTAATGAAAACGAACCATACATAACAAGCTTGGGGGTTAATTGCTTTAAGCCTTATTACTATATATATGATTTAAATTATAATACCCTAGATTTAAGGTATGTTGCTAAATATAATGCATCCTCTTCAGGTACAGCAGGAACCCATTTAAGAGTACCGAGTATCTTTGATGTTGGCCAGTATAGTAAAAACGACCCTGTATACCTTTATTCAGACGGTTACACGCCTCTTCAAATTAATAAACCTGGAAATTATATTATACAGTTTGATTGGCAGTCATATGAAGAGGCATCCATTTTTATAGGTTGTTCTGGGCTAAAAGTTAGAAAATTAGACATAGGGTTAGTTTGGAACGTTGGTACGAGTAATGCAGTTTTGCTAAGCTCTACCACTCAGCAAATTACCGGGATTCAATTTAATGCTTTTGTCGCGGTACTCTCAAGTTTAAGTGCTGTATCACCTGCCCCTATTACTACAGGGATTTTGCTAAGCAGTATTACAGCGCCGACAAATATTTTATCTGCTACAAATCTAGGCATACCACTTTCTACCTTTGCTTTAGGGTATAATTCTTTTGCAATAAAGCTTTTTTCAGATTCTACTCTTTATGTTGCTAGCTCAGCATTTCTTAACGATCAAGATGTAGAGTTTAGGCTTTCTTCTAATATACCAAGTTCTTATACTGTGGGTACGCCTTTATCCGTATTTGCTTATTCGCCCTTTACTATACAGACCACAGATGTTATTGGTATAGTAAAAAGACCAGAATATTCAGATGAAGGTATTCTTTCTCTTACCTTAACACCAAAGCTTACTTCATATGAAGGACCATTTTGTGCATTCCCTGATTCTATATATTATAATATTGCCATAACAAAAACCGGAGCAGGAAGCGGTACAGTCTTTACTGACCCACCTTGTTTGTTTTGCGGTGATGTTTGTGATGCTGTGTTTGGTTATGGAACAACAGTAACCGTAATTCCCTCGGCCAATTATTTTAGTAGATTTGTACAGTGGATTGGAGGTCCGTGTAGTGGTGAATCAAGCAGTTGCTCCTTTAATGTAACAACAAATTATGCTATAACAGCAGTATTTGATATTATACCGTTTTATAATATTGAAATTACTACTTTATCACGAGTACTTACCTTAGACTTAGGTATTGATTGTGGGTATAGAACAGGTGGAACACCGGGAAATTGTTCAAATCTATATTTAGAAAATACAGTCTTATTCTTGTCTGCTGTCCAGCCCATGTCTGGTTATAGATTTTATGGATTTGCGGGTAATCCTTGCGTGGGCGTAGTAGATACTTACTGTATATTTAATGTTACTCAAAATTATAGTATAACAGCTAATTTTGCCCGTATTATTGATTACGGCTTATACACAGCGGTAGTGCCAATGACGGCATCAGGTCCTTCAACGCTTCCCTTTAATTTAGGAAGAATCGTTGCTGTCAATGAACAAACCGGTCTGCCTAACCTTTCACGGTTATCATGTCCTTCAACTTGCTTTACAACTTATTCAGGTATTGGTGAATACTTGGGTACTGTACCTCCTCCATTTTCTGGAGAAACAACTATACTTTGTGCTGCACCAACATACGGTTACAGGTTGCTTGGTTTTTACAGTACTATATTTGGTGATGTAAATACTCTCTCAGCTGAAACCTTCAATAAAGTCACACCTTCAATACTCACGTATTACACGACTAAGGAAGAGCGTTTATCAGCTGTATTTGATGTTCGGTATTGGGATTTAACTATTGTTGTCTCGGGTAGCGGTGCAGGTAGAATTTTTGCCGATAACGGACTGTTTGACGATCCATACAACAATACTTCAAGCGGGTCAATAACTTATTCTTATCCTATCCTTAGTGGTACTAATATCAGTATGTATGCGTCAGCTGCCCCCTTCAATACCGTTCATGGAATTTATAACACCTCGTGCGGTGGAGACGGGGTCACAGCATGTTCATTTAAGATGAACGAGGATAGAACAGTCTTTGTTACTATTTCTTCAGGTATACATTATCTACTCCGAGTAATACCGTATGGTGTTACGTGTACA